CGGCTGAGTTACGTAAGTTGTTGCGTTGGCAACTCATCAACCAGGGTACGGCGTATTGCGATGATGGTACCGTCAAGTTCCGTATGGAGGGCACTCGTAGTAGTGGGGACCTCAACACGTCGCTGGGCAATTGCATCATCATGTGCGCCCTTATCTGGGGGTTGTGCTACGAACTCGGCATTGATGCCGAGCTCGCCAATAACGGCGACGACTGCGTACTCATCATGGAATCAAGAGACCTGCACCGGATGACAAACCTCCCAGCTTCCCTCCTCAGATTCGGATTTAATTTCGTTGTTGAAGACCCCGTGTATGAACTTTGCCAAATTGAGTTCTGTCAATCGCGGTTTTTGAAGTCTGGTTCACATTACAGACAGGTGCGTACACCTAAGATCGCGATCGCTAAAGACTCACTGAGCATCAAGCCATTTCCCAATGAGAGATCGTTCCGGGCTTGGTTGGGTGCTGTTGGAGAGGGAGGACTCGCGCTTAATTCCGGCATCCCGGTAATGCAAGAGTTCTACCTGTGCTACAGCAGAAATTCACACGGCGTCAAGTCCAACATACACCGTGACCCAACCATGGAGACAGGGACCAGGATGCTGACCAAAGGAATGGAGAGCAAGGTGTCGCGAATTACACCTGAAGCCAGATACATATATTGGTTAGCTACCGGCACCACTCCCGATGAGCAAGTGGAGCTCGAGAAATACTACCGCAATCTCTCAATCGAATACGATGTCCCCGGCCGACATGATCCGTGCGCATCGTTGCTGTAGTTGCTGTGGGCAGGGAATATCTCAAAAAACCAACAAAATGAACAAAAACAATCAAAAACAAAACAAAACCAAGAAAAACCCGAGGACGAAGGTGTCTCACGTTTACAGGCGTGTAAGGGACCCGTTGCTCAATGATGCATCTTCCAGCACTCCAGTGATGGCATATGTGGGAACCAATGCGAGTGGGGCCGGCTCAGCAGCCGTTTATCTTTCTCCGATCGGCGTGTCCCAACCCACCCTAACGGTCTCTGCAGGTGCTCTATCAGGACAAAATGTCACACTTACTCCTGGTAGGCTTCC